TTATACAACAGAGAGTATTATGGAAAGGAAAACCAAAATTGTAATGATTACGATGTTCAAGAACGAATCCAAAGTGATTCGTAGAATGCTTGAATCGTGTTATCAATATATTGATTACTGGGTTGTTCAGGACAATGGATCTACTGACGGCACAGACCAAATTGTCAAGGACTTCTTTGAAGAAAAAAGTGTCCCTGGACACTACTATCAATGTGAAGAGGGTTGGGTTGGTTTTGGTTGGAACCGAGACCATCTCCTACAAACTTGTTTGAATCATGATCATGGATGTGATTGGATTCTCAAGATGGATTGTGATGAGTATCTTGAAGTTGATGATGACTTTGACTGGTCTCTGATTGATGATACGAATATTCAAGCGTTCCACATTACAGCAGAGAATCCTGGATGCACTTACTATCGTGCCTGGATGTGGAACGCACGTCTACCATGGCACTTCAAACATGATGTGGCACATGAATGTATTGTCTGTGATATTGAAGGAGTTGGTGAAGACTTTCAGCGAGTCAATCTTCCAAGAGGTCTCCGTCAAATGGGAACCTGGGATGGAGAAAGCTATGCCACACCCACCAAATATATCAGTGACTCATTGAAACTGGAGGAACAACATATTCGTGAAGGAACACTGCTTTCTGACACATATCATTTCTGGTATGTTGCCAAGAGTTATCTTGATGCTTCATATGCCACGGTGTTCCCTCTGGGTTTTGAGCAACAAAAAGAGTATGCTAGAAGAGCAATCTTTTACTTCAAGTCTTGGATGAATCATACTATTGACTATGATGCCAAAGGATACACTGGTGGTGTGAACGAAATGGCATATTATACTTTGTACTCTATTGGGTTGATGTATCAGCTGATGGGTGATTTTGAAAAGGCGATAGAGAGTCATATGTTGGCAGAACCATTTTGTGATTTTAGAAATGAGCACATTGTAGGATTGGCAGAATGTTATAGAGACATTGGTGATTATGAAAGTATGAGATATCAAACTGAACGTCTTGTAGATCCGGAGCGCAAACTCCCATTCCCACAATGTTACTTCCTGGTCAATAATAGTTTTTATATTGATTCTGGTAATTATGGAAAAGAATTGCATAAAGTTGCTTGTCAAACATTATGAAATACATTCCAGTAAGCACAATTAATAGACAATCACAAAAGACAGTTTGGGTTGTTGATAACTTTTATGCAGATCCATATGCTGTAAGGGACTATGCTTTGCGACAAGAGTTTAAACCTGAGATTGAGTACTTCAAAGGTAGTCGCAGTATTGAACAGTTCTTTGTTCCTGGAACTAAAGAAGCGTTTGAAAAAATCATGGGTATCAAGATCCGTGAATGGGAGTCTCATGGAATGTGTGGTAGATTTCAGTTCTGCACATCACAAGATCCCATTGTTTATCATAATGATGGACAGACATGGGCAGCTATGCTATACTTAAATCCTGATGCTCCATATAGCACAGGAACTTCTTTGTACGCTCATAAAAATGGTGCACGAAGAACAAGTGATGACAACTTCAACGATCAAATCTATTCTGGTGGATTTTACGACAGAACTAAGTTTGAGTTAGTTGATTCTATTGGTAATGTTTTCAATAGACTCTTCATTTTTGATGCTCAGAACATTCATGCAGCATCAGAATACTTTGGACAGACAAAAGAAGATTCTAGACTTTTCCACATATTCTTTTTTGATTGATGAAATTTAAAGTTTACTCAAAGGCAGGATGCCCTTACTGTGTTAAAGTAAAAGAGGTTTTGAGTAGGGTGAATTGTGATTATTCAGTTAACACTCTAGATCAAGATTATTCCAGACAAGAATTCTATTCTATTTTTGGAGAGGGATCTACTTTTCCTCAGATCGTATGTGACGGTAAAAATTTAGGAGGATGCGTTGACACCATCAAATTCCTCAGAGAAGAAAAACTCCTCTGAACTTAGCATAAATAAATCTAAGACCTGCTCCAATCGCGGAGTAGATTTACTACTTAATGGAGGGAAGAAGAGACCAAAATCGTTTCAAATAAGATTTGAAAAGATGGTTTGCTTCTTCAAGCGGGAAGTAACTATCAATTTTGAGTTTTCCTTAAACTTAAGGAAAAAAAGAGTTAGTTCCCAGAGGTAAGAACAATGTTAGCAGTAAGTTTAGTCTTCGGTTCATTTTTGACCATCCTATTTTTAGTTGTGGGACTAATTGGGGGTTGGACTGCTAGAGAATATATGATGAACTATCGGGAAGTACCAAGACCTCACCCCGAGATGTTTGACGAACAAGGAAACTTAATTCCAGATGAGGTGATTGCATTTAACTTTGAAAACTATTATGACTACAACGAAGAAGGAAGCGACGAAGACGAGTCCTAAAAAACCGAGGACAGTAAAGGTAGCGTCACTTGAACTGCCTAAACAACCACTTGTGTTTGAAGTTCTTGATCTGGCAAGTAAGCAGAGATCAAAAGCAAAAAAGGTTGAAGTTCTTCAGAAATATGAAGAACTTCATCTGAAAATTGTTTTCAAGTGGAACTTTGATGAGACTATTAAAAGTTCACTCCCACCTGGTGAAGTTCCATATTCTTCTTATGATGAGCAGACGACTTCTAGTGGAACTCTTTCTAAAAAGATTGATCTAGAGACCCGTAGAATGTATGAGACAGGATCATTCTCCATGGGTAATGCTGATCAGCAAGGTAGAACCACGATTCGTAGAGAAGCAAAGAACTTCTATCACTTTGTGAAAGGTGGTAATGATGCGATGAATGGAATCCGTCGTGAGTCTATGTTCATCAATCTTCTTCAAGGTCTTCATCCTCTTGAGGCAGAGATTGTCTGTCTGTGTAAGGATAAAGATCTTGAGTCCAAGTTCAAAATTACAAAAGAAATTGTCGCGGAAGCGTATCCTGATATTCAATGGGGTTGATATGAAAATTTTATTTGAAGATTGTGATGTTGATAAGGCAGAGGATCGCACTCTGCCTAATAATGCTTTTGTTGTTGAATATAAAGTAGATAATGTCAGTAAATATGACATTGTAGCATCTGCAAAGCAGTCTGAAATCTTTGATTATTACTACGACAAATTCAAGAAAGATTTTGTCACTATGAAACAGGCAGAGGGTAGAATCAGTCCAAAACTCTGGGGTGTAAAGCCACCTGAATCCAAAAAGAAGAAGTGATTTCCCAAAAGGTGGAAAAAATTTTCGCCAAAATTTTTGACTGTTAAGGTTTTTTAAACTGTATCACAAGATACATAAGTACTTGACTATATACTTCATAAGGTATATAATACCTGTACGTTCATCTCATGCTCAGTATCTTACTGGCATTGACCCTTGCCCATCATGATGACGGCAACCCCTACGGGTGGCACATGTCTTGTGAAAGGTTCTTACAGAGACGAGTAGAAATCCAAGCAGATCCAAATCTTGACCTTCGGTCAAAATTGAATCTAATAGGTTATCTTAAGTCAAAAGTAGAAGGTCAATGTGAAGGTACATTTACATGAGACGCAAGTAAGTCGCGGAACGGAGCGTTCATCCCATGTTTGATTTACTACTCTATTCGAGCATGATGTGTTCTGATGCTGATGCATTAGTCTTCAAGATCCAAAAGAACAGATCAGAACTATCACCTAAAGTGGTAGTGGAATTGGTAGAGACCGTAAAGGAATCTCTACCTGAGTGTAGTCATTACTGGGACGCAAACGACTGAAGGAACGGGGCTAAAAATCCCTAGTATTTCAGGAGTAAACTTATGAACACCCTTCAAATCATCAAGAGGCAGATCAATAAAGCATCTGCTATTCACGATGCACAGATCACTCACACTGCATATCGTGGTGTAAAGTGTGAAGTTCACAAAGCAGCAAAAGAGTCTCACGGCACTTTCTGCTATCGTGGTCGTACTTACGTAAAGTGATATAGGAGCACTACAAGTCGCTGGGATCGTACCCCTTGGTTCTGTAGCATTTCTATCACTGATATATGGAGAATTTAAAGTTCTTACCAAATAATTAAGAGAGAGGTTAACAAACCTCTCTTTTTTTGTGCTATAATTGGAAGAGTGCATATTGAACTATGGACAGAGAACGATTAAAACTTTTGGTAAGGAACCTTGAGTTATTAGTTGACGGACTTAAAGCAGAGGTTTACTCTGATCCTGAGGCATACAAACCAGAACCATCATTCAATCCAGGTGCACCTGTTGATTATGATGAAATCTTTAATGATGACGATGGGTATCCAGACTGATGACAAACAGAGGAAAGAAGTTGGTTAAGATGCTTGAGCGTCTTATCAAGCAGGATCATCTTTATTCACAAGATGAGATTAGAGAACTTAAAAAGCAGTTGCGAATCGTAAAAGAGCAACTCAATGAACTAGATGCTATGGAGAAACGAGGATTCAAATGAGCGTTAAACTGATCAGTGTAACTCCCGATGCGGAGCAGATGATGGCATACGTTGCGCGTGTGTCAAATCCAAACAATCAGGAAAATCCTAACTATGCAAAACTGTTAGGTTACTGTATCAAACACAATCACTGGTCTGTGTTTGAGCAGGCATTCATGACTCTTGAGATTGAGACCACCAGGGGTCTGGCAGCTCAAGTGCTGAGGCACCGTAGTTTCACATATCAAGAATTTTCACAACGGTATGCGGATTCTTCTTTGCTTGCCGATCAAATTCCAATGTTTGACTTGCGTCGTCAGGATACTAAAAATCGTCAGAACTCTATTGACGATATTGATGATTTTGTCAAGCAAGAGTTTGAAATCAAAATTCGTCGTCACTTTGATGAAGCAATGACACTGTATCAGTCTATGCTTGAATATGGAATTGCAAAGGAATGTGCCCGTTTTGTGCTTCCCCTCGCCACGCCCACCAGAATGTATATGTCGGGGTCTGTTCGCTCATGGATTCATTACATCACTTTGAGGTCTGCTAACGGTACTCAGAAGGAGCATATGGAGATTGCAGAGGCATGTAAGAAGATCTTCGTAGAGAAATTTCCAACTTGTGCTGAAGCACTTGAGTGGGTCTAAATACAACAAATTGAATTTATAACTATGGCTACATATCCAGTAAAACATAAGGAAACTGGTGAAACGAAAGACGTTATTATGAGCGTTCATGACTGGGATCAGTGGAAAGAAGACAATTCTGACTGGGAAAGATATTACACTCCAGAAAACGCACCAGGTGTTGGTGAGGTAGGTGAGTGGAAGGATAAACTTCGTAAGAAGAATCCTGGTTGGAATGACGTTCTTCAAAGAGCGCAAAAAATGCCTGGTTCAACTATCAAGAAACTTTAAATATGGCAAGAAGAAAAAGAGCATCTGCAGAGCAACCAATTGGGGTTGGACTCACGACAAAGCAGATGAAGCGGAAGAAACCGCTCAGTCAAGAGTATCTTGTTGATATTGAACCTCTAACCGAAAATCAAAAACGACTCTTTGACTCATATAAAGAAGATAAGCATATCGTTGCTTATGGTTGTGCGGGCACGGGAAAGACCTTTATCACCCTCTATAATGCCCTAAGAGACGTTTTGGATGAGAGAACTCCCTATGAGAGAATCTATCTTGTACGTTCACTCGTAGCGACCAGAGAGATTGGTTTTCTTCCTGGTTCTCATGAGGATAAGGCAGACATCTACCAAATTCCTTACAAGAACATGGTGAAGTACATGTTCCAGATGCCAAGTGATGCTGACTTTGAGATGCTTTACGGTAATCTCAAGGCACAAGAGACCATTAAGTTCTGGAGCACATCATTCTTACGTGGAACAACACTTGACAATGCGATCGTTATTGTTGATGAATATCAGAACCTGAACTTCCATGAACTTGATAGTATCATTACTCGCGTTGGTGAGAATACTAGAATTTGTTTCTGTGGAGATTCCCGTCAGTCTGACTTAAATAAAACTAACGAACGTAATGGTATCGTTGATTTTATGAATGTATTGCGTAAAATGAATTCTTTTGATATAATTGAATTTGGAGTGGATGATATTGTTCGCTCTGGACTTGTCAAAGAGTATATCTTGGCTAAAATAGAGGCAGGGTTTTGATGGAAATATTCAGTGATTATGATTTGGGTTCCAAACTTAACTTTCATTATCAGAATGCTAAACCATTCCCAAACATAATCATTGACGACTTCATCAATCCAGTTGTTGCCATGCAATGTTTCAAGGAGTTAAAGGAGACCAATTATTGGGTCACCGAGCGTACTGAAGACAATGCTTACATGACTGACAACCAAGTAAACAAATGGTTTACTCCTTGGGATGAACAGAGTGTAGAGCAACTAAGATATGAAGTACCAACAGTATCTAATGTACTTACTTACTTCAACTCTCCAATATTTCTTCAGTTTCTAAAAGATCTAACAGGTATTTCAAATTTGATTCCAGATCCCCACATGTGGGGTGGTGGATGCCACAAAATTGAAAATGGTGGTAGACTTAATTTACATGTTGATTACAATGTAAATCCTGTAACTAGAAAGTTTAGGGTCTTGAATATGTTACTCTATCTCAATCCCAATTGGGAAGATGAGTGGCGCGGTCATCTTGAACTTTGGAATAAAAAGGAAAAGAGAAGGGAGCATATGGTTGCTCCTATCCTGAATAGAGCAGTTATTTTTACATTATCTGATGATTCGGTTCACGGACATCCTGCTCCACTGAACTGCCCAGAAGGTTTTGAAAGATACTCAATAGCAATGTATTACTTCGTAGATGAACCAAACCAAGAATATTATGAGCGAACTTACGTCCACTGGCATAACGAACTTCAATCACATTGATATTGAACTTCCAAAACTGAGTAGGGAAACTATTAATGGTGTCCGATATTACTCAGTCCCTGATGAAGAGGAACTACTGAAATTAGTTTCAATCACATCAGTCACAAGTCATTTTAACAAAGACATCTTTGTGAAGTGGCGCAAAAGAGTTGGTGATGAAGAAGCAGATCGTATCACGAAGCGTGCTACAAAACGTGGCACTGATATGCATACTCTGGTTGAACATTACATGAAGAATGAAGAACTTCCTGAAGTTCCTCCTATTTCTGACTTTCTATTCAAGATTTCTAAAGCAAATCTGAAACGTATAAATAATATTTACGCCCTTGAAGGTTCCCTGTATAGTAAACAACTCGGTATTGCAGGGACAGTTGATTGTATCGCTGAGTATGACGGCGAGTTAGCAATAATTGACTTCAAAACATCCGCCAAACCCAAACCACGGGGTTGGATTGAACACTATTTTGTTCAGTGTATGGCATATGGTTGTATGCTGTACGAACTGACTGGCATCTCAGTCAAAAAACTTGTAATCATCATGGCTTGTGAAAATGGAGAATGCGTCGTCTATGAAGAACGAGACAAATCAAAGTACATCAAACTTCTTACCGAGTACATTGGAAAGTTTGTTAGAGATAAACTGGAGGAATATGGAACCAAA